ATCTTGACCTTTCTCATTTTTAATTAAAAATTTAACCTTAGCCATATACTTTCCTTTCTAGAAAAAAGATAAAAAGAGAGCTTGTGCCCTCTTCCTACCCTGCAGCAACCATTTTAAGTTGCCCTTTGAATTTTTTGAGCTTAGCATCATCTTTACCAATGTATTTCACATAGTAAAGACCATTTGTTTCAGTGTCATCACTTGCAATAGCAGCGAAACTCAAGCTGTCATCTGGAAGTTCTTCTTGCTTATCTTTAAGCGTTTCAAGTTCTTCAGCATCCATTGAGAATTGTCCTTTGAAGAATCCGACTTGTGCCTGAGTCCCATTTGCAGTCTGAGACTCAAGCATAACAGCGCAGTATGGAGCAACTGTATCAGCGCCAATACCAATGATCTCATCTTTGACTTGATGTCCTAGGATTTTAGCAAGTACTGTTGAAGGGATATCAACCGCAGTCAGTTCCATCTTCACATCGCCAACACCACGGTTTGATACGTGGTAAGCAACATCACTACCATAGGTTTTTACTGGATCACTTGCAAGACCTGAAATTTTAGCGGTACGAGTCGCACCTTTACCAGTTTGTCCTTCAATTACAAAAAGGTTTTCTCCCGGTGTCGGATTAGCATTTCCATCCAACACACGAATTGTCATACGTTTAAAACCAACTAATGCCATTTATAGCACCTCTTTCTTTAATTTAGTATTCTTCGTATAGAGCACTCTGACCCTTGTAGGTTCGAGCATCTACATAGCGTTTGATTTCTGGAATCCATTCATCCAAACCACCACTGGTTTGATAAAACCCCTGGTCTTCCATAATCTTTTCAATTTTTCTTTGGAGTTCTTTGCACTCCATATAATTTTTAGACTCTACATTGACCTGATAGAGAAATGTCTTAGCCAGGCTCGTATTACTACCATGAGCCGTCTGCATCGGCGGACCAACTGGTCTAATGACGATACTAGTCTCATTGCTTGGTAGTGTGTCTGGACGTTTAAAAGATTTGATACTGATTCCAGCTAAAGTCTCATCTTTTTTCAATGTCTCATAGAGTTCATTAAACTTATCTTTGACCATCTAAAACCCCTCCGTCTTCAAATGACTAGCCATTCTGTATTTGTAGGTTTTAGCATGAGCCTCTGAAAAGCGTCTGATAACACCAAAACCTCTTGGATGTGGATTTTTGGCATACCCAAACTCATTCAAGTGAACCAAGCGCCAACGAGACCCGTCACCAAAACCGATTTTCACAACAGGAACACCACTAGCAAGACCCGTCACACGTCCAGCAGTAGCACTTTCAACGGTTTCTCCAGTATCTTTGTAGACCTGTAGAGCACCTTTAAACTCTTCTAGAGTCTCGTTTGCGACTGCCTTCAAGGCTCGACTGGTAGCACGTTTGACCTTGTTATCACCAAGGCGTACCTCAATGTTTCTCAAGACATCGTCAAAGCCTCTCAATTCTGCACCACTAGACATCTTGACCACCACCAATAACGACTATCAAAAAATCCCGATTATCAAAATCAGGACGAACATCGATAATTTGCCATTTCTTGCCACCTAGACGAATATCGCCAACTTCGACAAAATGCTCATTCTTTGGCTGATAATCAGACAAAGGATCTCGAATTTTCAAAGTCATCTTAGCTTGCATAGACTTACCAGTTGCAATCTCGATGTCTTTGAAACTAGGGGAGTAAACTTGGCCCATCGTAAAAAAAGCCTTCTCATGAGACACATCACGACCATGAAGCCCCTCCTCGACTTTAGAAGTATAGAAAGTCAAGGGGGTTCTTAGGTCTCCATTTTGAGCCTCGGGCTTTTTGTAGCGATAGCTAGGGCGGTTAGTCTGATAGGACATCAGGCGTTGTTACTTCTGGTTGTTTTTGTGACCATTCAACAAAGCCAGGCAAAGCTTCATTGATTTCATCGAAACGCTCTTTTGTCGCTTCAAATTCTTGCCCAACAGAACGAAAGACCCCTTCTTTGAGGTCGTAAAAACCTTTTAAAACCTTAATCATGTTTTTCCTCCAATTTGTAATTTTCTAGTGATAATGCCATCAAATCTCCTTGAAAGTTTCCGTAGAAAAATTCAACTTGGTCATTGTAGACATATCGAGCACGTTCTAAAATAAGCTCTCTCACTCGTGGATTGGCAGAGTCATTACTACCGACCAGACTGAGGATGGCTGACTCAGAACTTTCCAACATTTTGGAGAGGTTTGCATCCTCCCCATTATGAAAAATCCTCATCCGCTCCTTGAAGGATTTAAGGAGTGGATGAAGTTGTTCTTCTGGAGTCATGGCTCAACTCCTAGATTAGGCTTGGGGAAGTTGTAGAATCCAGACTGCTGCAGTCTTTTCATCGTGAGCCTTACCATAAGCGAATTGCTTAGCAGTGTAAAGGTTCAAATCTTCCAAAGCATAGGTTTCTGTGTAGCGACCAAGTGAAATACCACCACCGACAAAGGCGTCGTAGCGACCTTTGACAAATGTAGTTACTTTACCAGCAGTCTGCGCCACGGATTCAACCAAGATAAGGTTGAATGGCATAGCTGTGATATAAACAGCTTGAGCGTTCAATGAAGTGTATTGTTTCTTCACATCCCAAGCGTCTGCTGTATTAACAACCATTACAAGGTTACCTTCTACTGCAACTGGAGTTTTTCCGTCTGCTTTAACAGAGTGATGTTTGTAAACCTTTGTCAATTCTTTGACTACGGTAGCTGAGTCAGCAAAAGTCAACTTAGTAGTTTGAGCTGTTTTTTCATCATGAGTTGTATGTTCACCTGAAACAGTTCCTGTAAGAGTGCGAGAAAGCCCAATAGGTTTGTTGTCTCCATCACCATTCAAGAAAGCAGCTTCAAGTGCGACTGCAAAGGCTTCTGTGATTTGAACAGAGACGAATTTTGCCAACCAAGCTGGTCCAAATTTTTCGGCATCTTTTGGAATTACAACGAAAGCAGTCAATTTGTGTTGAATTGCTTCTTCTTCGTTGAATTGTTGTTTGAGTTGACCTTGGATTTCTCCATTGATTTTACCCCAAACAGCTTGCCCTGTTTGCTCTGATTTGAGGAATTTCAAGCGGATACCAGCATTTTTAAGGCCAATATGTTGAAGGAGCGGACGAGCTTGTACCAGATCTTCAAAGATACGGTCAATGATTTCTTGTGGGAAGAGTTTTTCAACTCCCTTAGGTGCGGCTTTTTCAATGTTATTGAAAAACTCACGAGCTTCAGCGGTCAGCTTAGCATCGTATGGGTTCAAGGCAGAAACTTCTTCACGGGCAGCATCACGAGCTTGAGCCATCATTTCATTGGTCATGGACTCGATCATGTCATTGTATAGCTTCGCTTGCTCTTCTTGAGGTGCACCATTTGAAACGGCATCCAAAAATGCCTGACGTTGTTTTTCAAATTGATTAGATAATTGCATTGTCATTCTGTTTTTTCCTTTCTTAAAACATAAAAAGACCGAACCCTTTAGGTACAGCCTTGTCTGTGTTATTTTCTGGACTTTCTGGAAAATTGAATTTCTTCTGTAGAAATTCACTATTTTCGAAAGCCTCTTTTTCAATTTGTATATCTGGTAGTTTAGCTTCTAGCTTTTCAGCTACCAGTTCAGCGATTTTATCGATATCCGGTGTCATTGCTGACCTCATTTTTTCGATAAAATCACTTGGGATCATAGGAGTTTCACTCGCTACCAGAGTCGGAGCAACTTCATTTGTAAACATAATTTTGTCTACAAATCCATGATTCAAAGCTGATTCAGCATCAAACCAGGTAGTCTTATTCATCAAGTCAAGCAAGTCATCAAGAGCCTTACCAGTCTTATGAACATAGGCACTAGCAATCGATTTGTTAAACCCTTTTAGTACCCCAGCTTCATGAAGCAGGGTGTTATGGTCTCCATTTACTTGAGTTGAGACATTGTGGATCATGATTTGGGCAGTCGGACTGATTTCAACCGTATCTCCTGCCATTGCAATCACGCTCGCTGCGCTTGCTGCAATGCCGACAATCTTCACGGTCACGTCGCCAGGATACGAGCGTAGAGCAGTATAGATTTCACTACCAGCATAAACATCTCCACCACCCGAATTGATATGAACCTCAATCGGTTCGCCACTTTCAGGAAGTACGACATCTTTCGGAGCGGTTGCATCCCACTCAAGCCAATCGTAAAGCCATCTGTCATTGTTTGATACAATCGTACCCTTAATCGGAATTACCTTCATCTTCTTTCTCACCTCCTTTCTCTAACTGTTCACCAAGTTGATAGTTTTTGGTGATGAGGAATTTA